TCTAATAACCATATTGATTAACGAAACGGAGAAAAAAATGACAAACACTCAAAGAGAAATAACCAAATTAAAAAAAGAAAACGAAAGGTTGCAAAAGCAAATAAAACTTTTAGCGATTGGCTTAGATGTTGTTTTTTGTGCTAATGCAGGCATTGGCGAAGGAGATCACGAAGCGTGGGAATGCGAGATGAGAGAGCATGAAGGCAATCCAACTACTACTGCATCAGACGTTTGGAACCAATTAAAAAACCTTTAACCGGAGATAAAAAATGACAATAGTAAAATTTATGGAAGCAGAAAAAGAGTGGAGCAAAAGGCAAGACCTTTTCTTTGCAAAGTGCGCTGAATGGGTAGTTAACCATCATGGCGAAAACGTAGTTGATTGGGGCATAGTCCCAGATGAAATAATTGACGAAGGCATAGACATTTATTTTGGCCCAACGTCAGACGCTGACTTTTACTACGAAGCTGTAGAAAAACTTGACGCTGGCGATTATGCACAACTAATCGTCAATGTTGTTAGGAACGATACGCAAAACCTTGATGCAGCTCAGGAGCTAAAGAAGGTTATCAGAGAAGCTTTGGTGAAATGGATTCACGATCACGTTGATTCTCACGTTGAGCAGGAGTGTTACCAGCCGCATTATTATGACCCTGATCTTCAATCAAGGGAGCCATACTAATGGTTGCTGAACTTAGACCACATCAATTAGACGCTGTAGCTGCTCTGAGGGGCAGCCTAGCGTCTGGGAAGCTTAGACCAATATTGGCAGCACCATGTAGTTTCGGAAAGACAGCTATCGCTGCTCATATCCTGATGTCTGCTGCTAAGAAGGGTAAAACAGGTATTTTCTTTGTGGACCGCTTAAAGTTGCTTGCACAGACTGAAGAAACTTTTAAGCGGCTAGGAGCTGACTACACTGTTATTCAAGCAGATAGACCTTTTGATCCTACCAAGAAAATTCAGATAGCCAGCGTTCAGACTGCTATTAATCGAGAGCTAAGGTTTGATGTTGGTATTGTTGACGAGTGCCACGTTCAGTACAAAGGCCTTCTAGACATTATGCATCGCTGGAATGCAATACCCTTCATTGGCATGAGCGCGACTCCTTACAGCAAAAATCTCGGACTGACATACGATGACTTGATTGTCACCAAAAAGCCTAGAGACTTGATAGAGGAAGGCTGGTTGTGTCCTGTAGAGTATTATGCAGGCAAGAGACTAGACACTAAGGGTATCAAGACTAAGGCTCTATCTACTGGAGGCTCAGACTACGACCCTGAAGAGCTAGGACAGAAGATGCTAGAAGACGATACGCTGGCAGGAGACATCATCGAAAACTACAGGAAGCATTCTAAAGGACTTACAAGGCGTGGAATAGCCTTTGCTCCTAACATTACATACTCAAAAAACCTAGTAGAGAGATTTAATCAGGCAGGAATTTCAGCCTGTCATATTGATGGGTACACGCCTGATGAAGAACGAGAGCTAATCTATCAGGACTTTGAGGATGGAGTTTACAAGGTGTTGTCATGCTCAAAGCTTCTGGCAACTGGCTATGACTCTCCATCTACTGAAATCCTCATAGACTGCTTTCCTACTAAGTCTCTGATTAGTTTTGTGCAGAGAGCTGGGCGCATTATGCGGATACATCCAGATAAAGAGATAGCGACCTATCTAGATCATGCTGGAAATCTGGAGGAGCATGGACAATTCCCAGAAGACGTTATCCCTTCAGAGCTAGATGAAGGTAAGCAAAACTTCAAAGAACGAGAGCAAGTTGAGAAACCAGAAGTTGAACTCAAGATGCAGGAATGCCCTGTGTGCTATAGCCAGTTTCAAGGCAGAACTTGCGGAGCCTGCGGCTATCAGCTACCTCCTAAAGCCGAGATACTCAAGGATGATGGCAAAGAGCTAGTCAAGGTCAACAAGCTAACCAGCAAAGAAGACAAGCAAGTATTTCTTAGCGGCTTGATTAGATTTGGTATGAACAGAGGCTATAAGGAAGGATGGGCGAGCTGGAAGTACAAAGAAAAGTTTGGTGTATGGCCCAGAGGTCTAGACAAGGTAGCCAGCTCAGAAATACCAGTAGAGGTTAGAGGTTACATCCAGCACATGAACATTAAGAACGCAAAGCGGAGAGAGGCTCAAAGATGAAGATCAGAATTACTTTCGATTTAGACGAGTATACGAGAAGAGGCATTGCAAATAACTACAACGATTTTAAAGAAGGCGATAATCCTCCTGCTGACTATAAGACTTGTAAATCATGGATTGAATCTATTATCGATGGAGAGAAAGAGTCTTTGCCTTTTTACCGAGAGCTAGAGCCTTGGGAGATAGAGGAGCAGGAGGCGCAAAGATTATGATGAATAAACAGGAACTTTTGTATGGATTAGCAGCTACCGATTTTGGTTGCAGGAGTTGTGGGGCAACTAATTCACTCTTTGAAGGCGCAAGATTAGAAAAAAAGTTTACGATTACGCTATCTGGCGCTGAGTGGAACATAATTATTAAAACATTAGAAAGTACGCTCGATGATATGAGCAACGCAGCAAAAATATCAACAGCAGTAACCCGCGCTTTGCATTACCACGATTTAAAAAACAAACAGTTATTAGCAAAAATAAAAGAAATTGTAATTGATGAAGATGGTTGGATAAAACATACAGACAGCCAAAGTTTGAAGAAAATACAAAGCTGGGCAGAAGAAGTGATTAATTATTCTAATCCAAGCTGGCTTGAAGAGGCTTTTGTTGATTTTGACAACATTGGCGATGAAGGAGAACGATGATGAGTGATAAACAAGGGTTAGTTGATAAGGTCATCGACCAAATCAAATCAGACATTGACGCCAACGATTGGACTTCAATCGAGGGACTGCTAACTCGCATTGAGCCAGAATTGCTCAGAGGGTTTTTATCGGAACAGCATTTTTAATAAGGCAAAGAGGAGAACGATGATGAGCTACGTTAACAACTTCTTGAATCGTTTACAGAAAGTTAAACAAGTAGGCAATGACAGGTATACAGCGTTATGTCCTGTACATGATGACAAAAATCCCAGCATGACTATCAAGATTGTTGAGGACAAAATACTGGCTTACTGCTTTGCTTGTGGGGCTAAGGCTCCAGCAATAGCAGAGGCTGTGGGTCTAAAAACATCTGACTTGTTCTCTGGTGACACACCGTTCGCACCAGATAGAGACTACAAGCTTATGCAAAAGAAAGAGTTAGATGATACTTTTCTACTAATACATGAACATTCGGTACAAAAGAAAGAGAAAATAAAGCATTCAGACTATAAGTTCATGCGCCAAGCTAAAGCTAGAAGACAAGTTAGACAGGAGAAAGGCCTTGAGTAGACCAATTTATGAAACAGAGGGAGACAGGCTCAACGAAAGTTTTCTAAAAACAAAGCTAGAAAAGATGTGGAACTGTAAGCTAATTAAGCTTCCTAAAAAGTCTATGCTAGATTTTTGTGCTGAGAGAGACAAAGAGATAGTGGCGTTTATTGAGATGAAGCATAGAAACAAGCCTAGTGGGAGCTACCCAACGTATATGTTATCATTGGCTAAGTTGCAAGCTGCAAAGAGATTGCATGAAGATACTGGCAAGATTTGTTTACTTGTAGTTCAGTGGACTGATCTACTAGAAATGGTAGACTTAGCAAAATGTGATTTTCGTATAGCAATGGGAGGCAGGACTGACAGAGGAGACCCTCAAGATATTGAGCCAGTGGCTCATATTCCCTTCTCTGGGTTTGGTCTAGTTGGAAGCGATGGCAAGACCTGAGCGTAAATTTACAGAAGACGAAATAGAAGAGATCAAAGAACTGGGTCCGGTATTAACTCACGACCAGTTAGCAGAGTATTTTTCTATAACTGCCAAGACCTTACGAGAAATTTTCAAAAGAGATGAAAGAGTTTTTACCGCCTATACGCAGAGTAGAATGAAGGCGGGAATGCTTGCTGTAAATACATTAAAAGATAAAGCAATTATTGATAAGGATTTTCCAAGCTTAAAGCTCTATCTTTCGCATACAATGGGATGGACTGAGAAGTCTAGACAAGAAATTACAGGCGCTGACGGTGGACCTGTAGAAGTAGACCAAGACGTAAATGTAACCATCACAGTTATTGGCGCAGATGACTGAGGAGGATTTATGCCACTCAAGAAAGGTAGCAGCAAGAAAACCATAAGCAGTAACATCCGTACAGAGATCAACGCTGGAAAGCCACGCAACCAAGCCATAGCAATCGCCTATGCAAAAGCTCAAGAGAAGAAAAAGAAAAAGAAGGCTGGTCCGAAAGGCGCTACTTACGCCTAATGGACTATAACCTTACAGTCATCAACAAAGAAATTGGCAGGCTTGCTCAGTCTACGGCAAGGTTCGTTATCCTCATTGGCGGCAGAGGCTCAGGCAAAAGCGTAGGCATAGCCAATATACTTCTAGCTAAAGCGATGCAAGGCAAGAAGACAGCTTGCTTCAGAGAGTTTCAGAGCAGTATGCAGGACAGCGTTTACTCTTTGCTTTGTGCAGAGATAGAGAGGCAAGGCCTGCAAAATATGTTTGAGATACAAAGTAACCAGATAAATTTTCGGAGGAATGGTGATACAGCTTTTGTGTTTAGAGGGTTAGCCAGATCACCAGAGAATGTGAAGTCCTACCATGACTTTGACTTCTTCTGGGTGGAGGAGGGGCAGAGCCTTAGCTTTGAAAGTCTCAAGGCGTTAACTCCAACACTACGAAAAGAGGGTAGCCAAATCTTTATCAGCGCGAACCCGCGCAGTAAGAACGATGCATTCAGCCAGAGGTTTTTTAATCCGTTCGAGAAAGAGCTAAGGAGAAACAAGCATTACTCTGATGACTTGCACTGTATCTACTGGGTTAACTACGACAAGAACCCTAAATTCCCTACGGTCCTAGAAGAAGAGAGGCTGCATGATAAGAAGAGTATGTCATCAGCTTTGTACAAACATATCTGGGAGGGTGAGTTCTACGATGAAATACAAGACAGTCTAATAAGCGTAGAGTGGTTTGACTCAGCTATTGATGCTCACACTAAGTTAGGATGGAAGGGAGAAGGCGCGATAATAGCCAGCCATGACCCATCTGATACAGGTGGTGACTCTAAAGGATTCTGTGTTAGGAGAGGAAACCAAATCCTAGACATCAGTGAAATGGTGACAGGAGAGGCAGCAGACGGAATGGATTGGGCGTTGGACAAAGCGTTAGAGCATAGAGCAGATTGGTTTGTCTGGGATTGTGACGGCTTAGGTGTTAGTCTTAAAAGGCAAGTAGATAGCGCATTAGCCGATAAGAACGGTATAGACTATTTCATGTTCAAGGGTTCAGAGGGAGTAGAAGAACCAGAGCAACCGTACACTGAAGGCGGCAAGACAAAGAACAAGACTAACAGAGAAACCTTTTTTAATAAGAGAGCGCAATACTGGTGGCGGCTCAGAGATAGGTTCTACAACACTTATCGTGCAGTTGAGCGTGGAGAATATGTAGACCCAGAGGACCAAATTAGCTTATCCTCAAGCATATCTAACCTAGACCAAATCCGGTCAGAGGTTTGCCGCATACCGTTAAAGCGTAGCAACACTGGTAAAATACAGATCATGTCCAAGATAGAGATGGCAAGAAAGCCTTATCAGCTACCATCTCCAAACATGGGTGACGCTTTAATGATGGCTTGCTACAGGCCTAAGATAAAAGCAGCGCCCACTAAAATTAATTTTGCAGGATGGAATGACTGATGAAATATAAAGACAAGCCTTACTCCTCAAAGAAATACAAAGAGCACGATTACGTCTATGAACTTCTAACCAAAGCTCAGAATGCAGATCAAGATATGAGAGATCAGGCTAGAGAGTGTGCATTGTTCTTAGACAAGAGAGATGGGCAATGGGAGCCTAAGTGGTTAAGTCAGGCAAAGAACGAGAAAAAGCCACGCTACACTTTTGATATGGTCAATCCTATTGTGGACCAAATTTGTTCAGAGATAACTCAAGCAGAGTTCGATGTAAAGATTGCGCCTGCTGGCGGTAGTGCTACTCAGTCCATAGCTAACACCTACGATGGAATCATACGCAATATAGAAACTATGAGTGACGCCGCAGATGTTTATGCAGAGTCAGCCAGAGGAATGGTAGTAGGCGGCTTTGATGCTTGGAGAGTTTCACAGAAATATATTGATGATGATTCTTTTGAGCAAGACTTGGTTATAGAAAAGATAGGCAATGCCATAGATAGAGTCTTCTTTGATCCGGCAGCAGACAGACAAGACAAGTCTGACAGTCGTTATTGCTTTGTGTTACACGCCATAAGCAAAGAAGAGTACCAGCGCAGATG